TCATATGGGCCGCCCCAGCTCCTCCAGGGGCTTTTCCAGGGCGTTGACGGACCGGAGCCAAGCCTCCAGCGACCCCAGGGAGGCGTAGAGCCGGATCCGCCGCTCCCCGGCGCTCTGCGGTCCCGGGCCGCCCCGGGCCTCCGCCTCCTGGGCCGCGATGGGCGCGGCCTTGTAAAAATGGTCCCGGGCCAGGTGGGTCAGCTCGTGCTCCAGGGTCTCCCGCCGGGTCTCGTCGTCGAACAGAGAATTGATGTAAACCGAGAACGTCCCGTCGTCATTGGGCACGGTGACGCCCCGGACCGTCCGGGGCAGCTCGACAAAGCGGACGAAGTGGTCGGGGACGTTCATTTGCCGCTCCGCAGGGCCTCAATGATCTTCACCGCCGCCTCCACGTCCTCCTTGGCGGCGTTTTTGGTGACGGAGAACAGCATCCGCAGCTCCGGCCGGTCCCGCAGGGATTCCAGGTACTCGGTGAGCTCCGGATCGCCGTTGACCAGGGGCTCGTCCCGGCCCAGAAGGGAGCTGACGCTGACCTCAAACAGGTCCGCCATCCGCTCCAGCAGCTCCAGCTCCGGCTCCCGCCGGCCCCGCTCATACATGCTCACGGCAGACTTGGAGAGCCCCAGCTGCGCGGCAAGCTCCGCCTGGGTCAGTCCCCGCTGCCGCCGCAGCGCGGCGAGTTTTTCGCTGAATCCGGACATGGTTTGATCACCTCAGCTTTACGATATCACGCTATGGAAAAAAAGTCAAGAGAGAATACACAAAATGTGTTGACAAAGGCCACGAAACGTGATATAAAGAATGTGCACGAAATGTGTATCACATGAGGCCACACACTGAAATGACCACAGTTGTCATATTTTTTTGCTTGTGATATACACATTTCGTGCACCTTTGAGAATGATACCGCTTGCGGGGACAGGAGGCATGGGAATGGTTTTTCGGGTGCTGAAGGGCTGCCGGAGGACGGCGCCGGAGCAGCGGTTCATATACTCGGTGCTGGAGATGTGGAACACGCTGCCGGAGGCGAAGCGGGAGGAGATCCGAGTGCTGATCGGGCGGCTCTCGGCCACGCCGGTGGAGGGCAGGGCCCTGTACGACGTGCTGGTGCGCCGGCGGTCCCCCCAGTCGGTGAACTGCCGCACCGGGGTCAGCGTGCCCCGGCTCTACGAGCTGCGGCGGCGGTTTTACGACGAGTTCAGGATGTGAGGCCATGGAAAGAGAGATCAATCCCCGGCAGAGGCTGTTCGTGGAGGAGTATCTGCGGCTGGGTGACGGGGAGGCGGCGGCCGTCGCGGCGGGGTACAGTCCCAAGGGGGCGGCCCGGCAGGCGGAGCGGCTGCTCTCGGACCCGGCGGTGCAGGCATACCGGCGGGAGGCCGAGCGGCGGCTGTTCGAGTCCATCGGGGTGTCGTCGGCCTGGATCGGCCGGCGGCTGGTGGAGATCGCGGACCGGTGCATGCAGGCGGTGCCCCATTACTCCCGGAACCCGGAGACGAAGCAGCGGGAGCCGGACGGGACCTGGGAGTTCGACCCCACCGGGGCTCTGCGGGCGCTCCACGAGCTGGCGGGGTTCCTCCGGGAGCTGGAGCCGCCGGAGGAGGAGACGGAGGAGAAGCCGTCCTTTGAGTCCTGGCTGGCCGGGCAGGAGAAAGAGGGAAGGCTTTAGAGCCTTTTGGATCTGACCGGCGTCCCGCCGTATACCGGGGTTGTATGCGGGCGGGGCAAGCCGCCGCCCCTGCAAACATGATTTGGGTTCCGGCGATGCTTTGTAGGGGAGGGCCTTGGCCCTCCCGCGGGTCGGACATCGCACCACACCCGATGAATGCCGCAGCCTTCATTCCCCTCGTAGGGGCGATTCACGAATCGCCCGTCGCTTCAAACGAGGAAAAAGGAGAAAACATGGACCCTTTGATAGCAAACGACTACATTGAATCGTGTCTGAAGATACGGACCAAGAGCGGGGCGGTGATACCGTTCCGCTTGAACGCGGCCCAGAGGAAGCTCTACGACGTGGCGAGAAGGCAGCAGGAGGCGGGCAGGCCCGTGCGCATCATCATCCTGAAGGCCCGGCAGCTGGGCTTCTCCACGCTGACGGAGGGCCTGATCTTTCACGCCTGCGCCACCAGGCCCAACACCAACGCCCTGATCGTCACCCACCGGGAGGACGCCACCGCCAACCTGTTCCGCATGTCCAAGCTCTTCTATGACGAGCTCCCGGAGCCCGTCAAGCCCATGCTGCGGACCTCCAACGCCCAGGAGCTGGTGTTTGAAAACCCCACGCGCTCGGCCAAGGAGAAGGCCCAGCGGCCCGGGCTGCGGTCCCGGCTGCGCTGCGCCACCGCGGGAGGCCGGGGGATCGGCCGATCGGATACCCTGCAGTGCGTGCATCTGTCCGAATACGCCTTCTGGCCCGAGGGGGCCGACGGCAAGGCCGCCACCCTGACGGGCATCCTGCAGGCCGTTCCCTCCATGCCCGGGACCATGGTGGTGATCGAGAGCACCGCCAACGGCTACGAGGACTTCAAGGAGCGCTGGGACGCCGCCGCGGCCGGGGAGAACGACTTCGAGGCGGTGTTCTTCGCCTGGTTTGAAAACCCCGAGTACACCATGGAGCCCGTTCCGGGGACCGAGTGGACCCCCGAGGAGGAAGAGCTGCGCGCCCGGTATGATCTCACCGACGGACAGCTCCAGTGGCGGCGGTGGTGCATCGCCAACAACTGCGGCGGGGATCTGGATATGTTCCGGCAGGAGTATCCCTCCAACGCCGACGAGGCGTTCCTGCACTCCGGCACGGGCGTATTCGACAACGAGCAGGTGATCCTACGAAGGGAGACCGCGCCGGAGCCGGTGAAGCGGGGGGAGTTTGTGTGGGAGGAGGAAAGATCCCTCACCAGTGTGAGCACTGGATTCGGGATGACAGAAGGGGAAAGCGCGTTCCGGTTTGAGGACGATCCGGGCGGGGCGGTGAAGATCTGGAAGGAGCCGATAGAAGGGCATCCCTATGTGATCGGCGGCGACACCGCCGGGGAGGGGTCCGACTGGTTCACGGCCTTCGTCATCGACAACGCCACCGGGGAGCAGGCGGCTGCCCTGCGCCGGCAGTACTCAGAGCCGGAGTATGTGCGGCAGATCTATGCCCTGGGCATGTACTACAACCAGGCCATGATCGGGCTGGAGACCAACTTCTCCACTTATCCGGTGATGAAGCTCACCGAGCTGGGCTATCCCAACCAGTACGCCCGGGAGCGGGAGGACACCTACACCCGGCAGGTGAAGAAGAGCTACGGCTTCCGCACCGACCGGCAGACGAGGCCCCGGGCCATCGCCGGGCTGGTGGAGGTGTTTTCCGCGCACCCCCGGTGGTTCATGGACGCGGAGCTCTTGGGGGAGATGCTGACCTTCTGCTACAACGAGGACCACCGGCCCGAGGCTCTGGCCGGGAAGCACGACGACCTTGTAATGGCGGCGGCCATCACCTACGCCATCCGGCACCAGCAGCGCATGAGCGTGACCGAGAGGGTCGAGCCGCCCAGGGAGAAGCTGATCGACAAACTGGAGCGGCAGAAGCGGGGCCGGAGACGGTTTTGACGGCGGGAGGAGCCGCGTATACAGTCCGGAAGATCGTCGGCAATTTGACGGACGGGAGAAAAAACGGAGGCAGTCAGGTGCCTCCGTTTTTTCATCTTTGCCGGGAAAACCCTGACGGATAAAGGGCTTGTGTCTTTGTCCATTCCGCCGGAAAAACCGGTGAACACGGAACGTGTACTTATGGTACATTCAAACTACCGAAAGGGAAAAGGCAGGCGCCGGGACGGTCAAGGACCGCCAAAGCGGACGCGGGCCGTCGCCTGCCAAATACGCAGCCGGGGCGGACACCGGCGGAAAGGACGTCATATGGACGAGATCGAAAGACCGGAGACGGTCGGGGAAGTCGTGCTCCCCGTTACGGAGGATTCGGCGGCAGAGCCGGAGGCGCCCCGGCGGCAGACGCCGGAGGAAAACCATCGCTATCAGGCGGCCCGGCGGTCCGGTGAGCGGGCAGGCTACGAGCGGGCCATGCGCCAGCTCAGGGAGCAGCGGGAGAGCGAGGAGCTCTCGGCCATGCAGGACATGGAGTTCCTGGCCAGGGATGTGGCGGAGTTCCGGGAGCGGTATCCCGGGGTGGACCTGCTGGACCTGGAGCAGGACGAGGCGTTCCTGCGCTTCTGCGGCAGCCGGTACGGCCGGGAGCCCATGGCGGAGCTGTTCACGGATTATCTGGAGCTGACGGCCCGGCAGCAGACCGCCGCCCAGGCCAGATCGGACAGCCGCAGCCGCCGGGCCACCGGCGCGGGCAGCGGCTCCGGAGGCGAAACGCTCACCGGCGAACAGCAGAAGGCCCTGGACGAGTGGAACAGGGCGTTCCCGCAGATGCGGATGACCGCGAAAGAGTTTTTGAGCCGGTAAAAGACCCCTCATCCGCCGGCTGCGCCGGCACCTTCCCCCCGGGGGGAAAAGGCGGGCATAGCGGGACGTCGAGGACGCCGTCCCCTACAAGGCACCGCCGGAAGGCTGGCACGGGCGATTCGTGAATCGCCCCTACAGGCACGCCGGGAGGGCGTGCACGAAAAACGAAAGGAGATTTGAATCTATGAGACCCATTCAGAACGCGGGCGGGCATGTGGGCCTGACCGCGCGCAGCTACCCCATCGCACATGACACGGCCATCGCAAAGGGCCAGGTGGTCAAGCTCTCGGGGGCCCTGGTAGTGACCGCCGCGGCCAACGAGACCGGCGCCATCCTGGGCGTGGCCGCCGAGAACCACCCCGGCGCAGCCGATGTGCTGGACCCCAGGGCCAACGGCACGGAGATCCTGGTCTGGGACAACCCCGAGCTCATCTCGGAGTGCCCGGTGAGCGTGATCACCGCCGCCTCCGGCAGCGCTACCACCCTGGTGCCCGCCAGCGGCGACGTGGCCGCCTCCGTGGCCGACGACGGCTACAACGGCGGCGTGCTGGTGCTCGTCGCCAAGGCGGCGGACAGCGCCAACGCCGACCCGGTGGGCAAACGCATCACCGTCACCGACTACACCAAGAGCGGCACCGTCATCGCTAAGGCCAGCGGCGGCGTGCCCTCCGCCGGGGACAGATACGAGCTGTACCCCGCCGTGGGCAGCACGGTCTGCGGCCTGGACAGCGGCCGGCAGAAGCTGACGGTCAGCGCCGCCGGCGCTGCCGCCCTGCGCGTCATCGGCCATGACTACGACCGGCACATGATCCGCTGCATGGCGGTGAAGCACGCCCTGGGCGGGACGAACTGACATTTCGTCCGCGGCCCATTTCATTGGGCTCGCGGACGAGCGGTATTTTTCCCGAGGCGCATGTCCCCGGGAAAAATGATCCGAATCTGATTGCCGCTGCGGCGGCTAATTCTGCGAAGCTATAAAAGGAGGAATCATTCCAATGCCTGATACCTTTGCCGGCTGGAAGACCGACAACTACAAATTCGTGGGCAGGGCCTTTGATTACGCCTATGCCGACCGGCTCAACAAGCTCTCCCCCGTGGTGGGCGAGGTGGAGGCCCGCAGCGTCGACTACGAGCTGACCGGCTCCGGCGGCTACGGCGAGGCCCCCGTTTACGACGGGGAAAATCTCAACGAGGGCAGCCTCCACCGGGGCTTCAAGACCATCATCACCCCTGTGGAGTACACCCTCAGCATCCCCGTGAGCTTCAAGGCCGCCAGGATCGACAAGATCGGCGAGACCAAAAAGGTGGGCGCCAAGCTGGGCGACTCCATGGCCCTGACCGTATACCTGCACGTGCTGCGGATGTTCGCCAACGCCTGGAACAGCGACGGCCGTCACAATGGCGGCGACGGGGTCCCCTGGGCCAGCGCCAGCCATCCCGTGGCCTCCCGGGGCAGCTCCGGCCGGTCCTTCGTGCCCGACAGCGACGCCGGGACCTATTCCAACATCACCACCGACGCCTTTTCCGTCGCCGCCATAACGGCAGCCCAGGCCAGGGCCAAGCGCTTCCTGACCCCCGACGGCATGCCGTTCCTGTGCGATTTTGACACCGTCCTGATCGCACCTGAGCTGGAGGAGAAGGCCAAAAGGATGTTCGGTGAGAACGCCAGGATCATGCCCGCCGCCGACCCGGAGAGCGAGCTCAACGCCGCCAACCCCGTCTACGGCATGCGCTACCTGGTCATGGGCGGCGGCGCCGACGGCTTCACCGCCAAGCAGTGGGCCGTGTGCGACCGCCGGCTCATGAAGGAAGCGGTCAACATCGTCTACAACACCCGGCCCACCGTGATGCAGAGCCCCCAGGACAACCCCCTGAAGGATCTGTACACCGCCTACGCCGACTTCGGCGTGGGCTGGGGCGACGCCAGGCAGATCATCTTCGGAGACCCGAGCTAAGTCGCAAGCTGCGGATCGTTTGCCCTGACCGCCCGATCGCATGAGCGGGCGGCAGGGCTCACTCCCTCCGCTGCTCCTACGCCCAAAAGCAAAAGCCGCCCGGGCGCTCCGCGCCTTGTCGACAACTTCGGCGCTCCGCTGCGCGGCATTCGCTTTTGTTTTGGAAAGCGGAGAGATGATCCGATTTTACTTGCGCCTTTGGCGCGAACTCTGCGAGGCTGAAAAAGGAGATTTCAAAATGAATTCCAAGCAAAAGGACGTATTGACCAGGGCGTGGCGGACCTTCTGGCAGGCCATGCTGGCCTATCTGCTGGCGGACGCCACGCTGCTGCAGGAGGCGCTGTGCGACTGGAGCCGGGGCCGTCACCTGCTGCTGACGCTGTTCATCGGCGGCGCGGCAGCCGGACTCTCGGCGGTGTACAACGCGGCCCTGCAGCCGTGAGGGGGCGGACGGGATGGACGACAACTGCGCCCGCCCCTGCCGGGAGCTGAAGGAGCTGGAGGGCAGCTTTGACCGCTTCCGGGAGGAGACCGGCCGGCGTCTGGCAGCCGGCGACATATCCATGGCCACCATCAACACCAAGCTCAACTGGCTCATCGGCATCCTGTCCTCCATCGGCCTGGCCGTGCTGACAGCGGTGCTGAAGCTGGTCTCGGGCTGAAAGGAGAGAACATGAAACAGATCGAAAGCGTGCTCTGTCTCACCGTGGGCACCGCGGCACAGACGGCGGACCTGGGCGGGCTGGCCTTCCTCATGGAGAACCTGAGCGACAGCGCCACAGTGTATTTCAAGGAAAAACGGGACGACGGCGCGGACGCTGCGGCCTCCAACGGCTTCGCCCTGGGCCCCGGAGAGACGCTGCCCCTGGCGCTGACCGCCTCGGAGCTGTCCGTCGCGGCCTCGGCCGCCGGCACGGACGTGCGGCTGCTGATCCTCAACGAGATCTGAGGAATGGGCTCCAGGTATGGGAGAATGAAAAACGGAGGCGAGCCCAGCAAAGCGGGTCGCCGACGAAGAGGAGGAGCACCGGAATGATTGAGCCCTGCCGCCGCAGCAAAGGCTCCGGCGGTAGGGCGCGACGCGTCAAGCAAACGTGCCGGGGGCGCGTTTGCAGCCAAAGCGGGGAGCAATCTGTGATTGCGACCTGGAGAAGGATATGGAGGTTGTGACGACGACATGACATTAGGAGAGGCCAAAGATAAGGTCTACATGCTGCTGGATGAGCACAGCACCGGCGGGGAGATCGATCATGACAAGGACCTGGAGCTGAAAATGACCGCCTTTTTCGACATCGCCCAGCGGCTGACCGCCCAGATCCGGAAGCTCCGCCGGTCCAAGACCGTGATCCCCGTGCCGGGCCGGACGGAGTACCCCATGCCGGCGGATTTCCGCAGCGTGTGCCGCATCTGGCGCGACGGCAAGCCGGCGACCAACCGCTACCACTGGCGGCGGGGCCGGCTGGTGGTGCCG